TCTTGATGTGGGAGACGCTCCTGGAGGACCTGATGGAGGAGCCTCTGGAGGAGACGACGTTTCACATGAAACAACTGGAGAGAATGGTGATAACAATGGAGTGGAGAGCAGCGCTCCAGAGCCTGAGCAACAATCAGCGCCCGACCCGTTCTCTAGAAGATTTGCTCAACTAGCTCGAGAGCAAAAGAAATTACGTCAAGAACGTGATGAGATGAAACGGATCCAGCAGGATCTGGACAGTCGCAAAGACACAGTCACCAGCTTTGACGAGCTGCGTCAACTCGCAAGACAAAACCCTTATGAGGTCATGCAGAAGCTCGGTCTTGATTACGAAGCTTTAAGCCAACAGGTGCTGCAGGATGGAGAGATTACCCCTGAGCAGAAGATGGCTGGCGAGATGCAGCGTCTGCGTCAAGAGATTGACCAGATGAAAGCTGAGCGTGCAGAGGCTGAGAAAGAGCGAGAAGTCAGCAAGTTCAAGGATACCTACGGTCGATTTGTTGACGAGATCCAAAGTTTCGTGAACAATACAGAAGAGTACGACTTCATCAAAGCTAATGACGCTTACCATGTCGTCGCTGAGGTAATGCAGGAGCATTACAACAGCACCAAGGAAGTGTTGCAGTACGAAGAAGCGGCAAAGATGGTTGAGGACTATTATGAGGCTGAAGCAGAAAAGTATCTCAAAGTCCCCAAACTAGAGCAGCGGCTTAAGAGCCGATACGCTCCAGCGAAAACAGAGCCCGAGGCGGGGCAAGCAGACGAGGAAGCTAAGGCTTCTGATAAAACGCCACCCAAAACTTTAACAAATACCCAGGTGCAACGTGCGCCAGGGGATAAGCCCAAGAAGCTTAGCCGGCAGCAGTCTATCGACGTGCTGGTGAATAAGTACGGGTCTAGTCTGTTTCGCCAGGAGTAAGATGAACTTGCTCCTGTAAGGAGTGAGTTATGCCAACTTCATTAAATCTCGACAACGTCACCCAGGCGCTTAAGGAGCACTACAAGCCCTTGACCGTCAAAAACATGGTCTACAAGGACAACCCACTGCTCGCCCTCATGCCTAAGTATGAGCGCTTCGGCGGTGAGAATATGCCTGTTCCAGTTCAGTATGGTATCGCAAACCGACGCTCTGCTGACTTCTCAACCGGGCAGGGCCTCAACACAGCAACTGAGCTTGCACGGTTCGTTCTTACCCGTGTTAAGGACTATTCTTTCGCCAGCATCACCGGCGAAACCATCAAAGCAACTGAAGGCGCAGCGGATGCGTTCCTTAAGTATGCAACTCTTGAAATCGACGGCGCTATCCAGTCGCTTACTCGATCTCTTGCGGTTTCTATGTATGCCGATGGATCTGGTTCACTTGGCCAAGTAAGTGTTGCGGGCACCGACTTCACGATGCTCAAACAGGATCAAATCACAAACATTGAAGTGGGCATGGAGCTTAATGCCGCCACTGCCGCAACCGGTGCGATCAAGGCTGGTACGACCATGGTTGTGCAGACTGTTGACCGTGACGCAGGCACTTTTACCGTAGATAATGCGGGAGCGGCTGCGACCAATGACTTTATCTTTCAACGTGGCGATGCACAAAACGGTGGCTCTGCTAAGAAGATCTCTGGCCTCGAGTCATGGCTCCCAGCTTCCGCACCAAGCGCAGCTCTTTTCTTTGGTCAAGACCGAAGCAAAGACGCTACTCGCCTCGGCGGTATCCGTTTCGACGGCTCTGCTCAGCCAATCGAGGAAGCGCTTATCGGTGCAGCTAGCCGTCTTGCTCGCGAAGGTGGATCACCTACGCACTGCTTTATGAACTTTGCAAACTTCTCTAACCTCGAGAAGGCGCTTGGATCTAAGGTCGTTTACGACAAAGTAAGCAGCGATGACGCAGACATTGGCTTTCAGTCACTGACTATCCTTGGGCCAAAGGGACCAATCCAGATTGTTGCTGATCAGAACTGCACTCCTGACGTTGCGTACATGCTTCAGATGGATACCTGGACTCTTAACAGCCTTGGTGCTGCTCCACACATTCTTGATCTTGATGGCAACCGTATGCTTCGTGAAGCATCTGCGGACGCTTACGAAGTTCGAGTTGGTTTCTACGGAAACATTGGCTGCACCGCACCTGGCTACAACGCTCGCGTTAAGCTAGCATAAGGAGATTAGTACAATGGCAAGTCAATCATTTTTCGATCTAGAGTGTGCTAACCGCGATGTGAAGATTGTCGCTGGGCGTATTACTGTCGCCAGCGGCAACACCACTATTGCGAACGGTCTTGGCTTCAGCATCGGCAACTTTTCAGCTGGCGTTGCGACGATCACACTTGATAAGTCATACACTGGGCTTTTGAGCGCCTCTGTGATGCTCGTTAAAGCGACGGCAGGTGATGATAAAATCTTCAGCCTTCAGTCTCATGATGTTTCTAATGCAACCCCTGTTGTAAAACTTCAGTGTTTTGACGTGGGCGGCGGGGCTAACACGAACCCACCTGACGGCGAGGTTCTGTTTACTCTCTATCTCCTGGATGGCGAAGTAAGCTAAGGAGGTAAGCTATGGCTAACAGAAGATTTCAAGACGTTCAGGCTTTGCAGCGTGAAGTCAAGATTCTAACAGGTGTGGTGGGTCACGGATTAACCAGTCTTCCTCTGGGGATCGCTAGCTGTACGCGCGTAGATGCTACGACTCTCAAAGTTGTCCTTGAAGACAAGTATGAAGACCTGGTTGGGGTAAGCCTTACTCAAAAAGTAGCAGGCGGAACATTTTCGCACGTTGATGCAACTGCGTTCAATACGAACAACGAGGTTGTGTTTACTGTGGACAATGTAACAACCACTTGTAGATTTTATCTAACCTTGTTCCTTAAGAACACGAGTGTTGCACGATGATGCAGGAGCAAGAACCTAAAAAGGGGATTGCTGCCATCATCTTAGGCAAGCGTGAAGAAGAGTCTAATGATTCTAGCGGTGCCGATCTTCAGGAAGCCACTGAGGATGCGGGTCGGCGCATGATGAGTGCATTCAAGGGTGATGATCCTAAAGAGTTCATAGATGCCTTGAATGATTACTTAGACATGCGTGAGTAGGGGGGCTAGGCATGGCGACGTTCACAGAAGCCGATTTAAGGACTCGTGCGCGTCGCCGCGCCGATATGGAGAATTCCAGCTTCGTAACAGACGCAGAGATTCAGGACTACTTGAACTCAAGTATCGCTGAACTCCATGACTTTATGGTCAAAAGTTACGAAGATTATTTTGTCTCTGAGCAGGTCTATAACGTCCCTCTTGCGACCGGGGGCGTTAACCTGCCAGATGACTTTTATAAGGCTCTGGGTGTTGATTATAGCTCGGGTGGAGTTACATCAACGCTCAGGGCTTTCTCCTTTAGTGAGCGCAACATCTACAATACCCCTGTTGCTGTTATCGATCGACTGGCACAACCCATGTATAAAATCGAAGGCAGCAAACTTAAGCTCATCCCAACTAACTCACAAACGGGATCAATCACTCTTTACTACGTTCCGCTACCCACACAGTTTTCTACGACGGTCACAGAGATTGAAACCGTGATCCCTGGGTATGAGGAGTTTATCGTTGTCGCGACTGCTATCCGTATGTTGATGAAGGAAGAGTCAGATATCGGACCTTTGGCAGCAGAGCGACAGTTGCTCGAAAACAGAATTATACGAGCCCTAGCGCCTCGCGATGCTAGTGGCTCTTTTGCTATTCGCGATATACGTAAGGGCCGATTCAGAAACACGTTTATCGTTCGATACTGAGGTTTGCTATGCCATCGTATTTTATGCCTCGTTTGCACCTATCAGGGGACCTTACGAAGGTGCAACGCGACATCAAAGCAGCGCTCGATGGGTATCAAGGCGTCGATATCTTAAACGGATTCTTAATCGCTGACGTAGAGCTCAAAACCGGCAAAAATAACGAAATTGGACACCCTCTTGATAGAGCGGTGCAGGGCTATTTTGTCGTGCAAAAAAGTGCTAACGCTGTGATCTTCAACGGTAGTGCTGGTATTGGCACCAGTAAAGATAGCTTTACTCTTCAGTGCTCTGCCGACGTAACCGTTTCCTTGTGGGTGTTTTAATGGCGTTGCAAAAACAAGTAGTCACTTTTCCCTTGCTTCAGGGCGTTGATGAAAAATCATCTCAGCCACTATCTCAGCCTGGGTCAGTCAAAGATGCTCAAAACGTAATCTTCACCAAGGCAGGACAAATCAACAAGCGCAAAGGCTTTGGGGTTTTCCGCAACGTGCAGACGGTTGTCGGCGACAGAGGCGGCCTTCTGCCTCAGCTGAGCGGCCTCACGACCGTGGGGAGGAGATTGCACCAGTTTCGAGATAGCCTTCTTTTTTGCGACGGGCAGGCTTTGTATTCCAAGGTTGGGACAAACAGCATGAAGATGGTTGAAGATCTGCTGGATTGCACGTACGCAAACAACAGCATCTTCACACCGAACAATCAAAAAGTCGGGCGCGTCAATTTAATTCGTAAAACTGTCTCATCTGTGGACTACAATGTTTTGTCCTACGTGCAAACCGTGCCTACCGGATCATCTGCGACATCAAAATATCAAATTGTTGTGGCTGTTCAAGAAGTTGTTAGCGGTGCATTCTTCAGAGAGCCGACCGTAATCCATGAGGTGAATCGCTCTACTGGCAGTAACTTCTACAACAACATCTCCTCAATGCCGTCTCTTCATATGGTTGAAGACAACAACAGTAATATCTACCTCGTCTTCAGCCAGACAAACACAAGCGGACTTGCAGCGGGCGTTCAATTTGTAAAGTATAGTTTTGCTGGATCAGAGCCGCCAAGTTTAGGGTCTCCGACAAAATACAGTCTTGCAACCAACGCCGGTCTCGCTTTGACCACTCATCATCGCGCTCCAGGCATTGCAGTTGAGGTGAAGTCAGATAAGACGGAGCTTTATGTTGCCGCTTACACCAGCACTGGCACAGCCATTACGGGTAAGGCGGTCCTGCATAGATATCTTTTCAGTAATTTACCCGGTACCCTTACAGCAACCACAGAGATACAACTGTCATCTAGCGGGTCAGGCGCAACAGAGATAAATACAAATGGCATTGGGTACGGCTCAGGGACGTTTCCTGCCATCGCTTTGCGCTTTGATCCTGACGACACCTCGAGTCACCCTCTTTTTGCTGCCTTTAATCAAGCCTTGCCAGGAGGTAAGGGGTCATCCGAGCAACAGGTCTTCATGCGATTCTTTGCAAGTGACCTAAGCGGCGCAGCCGGTAACGAATTTACACACGCATCCTTGCAGCAAAAGTACTTAGTGAATGGCACGCAGAGTTATCTTTCAGCGACTTCAGCTGATGTCTTTCTGACATTGGCGCATTCTGGCACAGACGGATCTCCTGCAACCCCTGAAGGTGGAAGCACAGCATTCTACAAGGATACAACAGATTCGTATGGTGGTGTTGCGTCTCTAACAAGCACTAACATGGCTGCGACCATCACCGCAAAAGAGGGTTTTATTACCGGCAGAAACGACGCCGCCACCGGAGCTTATCTAGCTGAATTCGGATCAGCTTGTAAGCTTTATGCAGCGCATGAGGGTGGTGCGAATAAGCCTATAAAGTTCGCAATTGTAGAGCCAGGGGCAGGGTTTGTAGCCGCCACAATACCTAATTCATCTACCCTAGACTTGAAGCAGAAGATTGAGACTTTTTTTGGCTTCTCAATGGGTTCAGGGGAAACGCTGACACTAACCATTGACGAAAACAATGATTTACTCAGGACTAAAGATCATGAAGTCGTGTACATGCGAACAAGCAAAACAGCTGTCTCAAGCTATGCTTCAATTAATCAGAACGCCTCCCTGATATCGGATAGCTTTCGCAACTTTATAAAGCCAGACTCTAGCAGCAACGCCACGGCTCTGGGGCCGCAAACGTATGTGAACATATCTCGCACTAACGGTAATGACGGAAATTTTAACTCGTGCAATTACCTCATTGACACAACAGGTAAGCTGATTGCGTCTGGGGTACCTACACAGTCTAGCTTAAATTACACTTCAGATTATCGAAGCATCTATCAAAATGAGTTTAGGCTTTTTGATGGCATTTCGAGGATTACATCTGTCGATAAAGATGTTCTTGGTAACAAAAAAATATTGTTCGGTTCAAACATTCTCACATCATCAGGAAACACTTACACAGATGCAGAGCAAAATAGCGCCTTAGATACCATCGATGTCGATCAGTTTTACTCTGTTTCTATTACCGAGATTAACCTGCAGACAGACAGGTCATTGCCAGCTGTCGACGTCGGCAATCAGTTGCTTATTGGTGGTGGCTCTCTGTTCTCATTTGATGGGCAAACACTGGTAGAGAATGGGTTTTACGAGAACCCTGAAATCCGCTCGCTAGTGGCGATACCAACGAATTCTACATCGCGACTTACAGGCACACCTGCCACGTATAACTACACGTTTACATATGAATTCGTGGACTCGCTTAATAACATACATGAGTCTGTGACAACGCCTGTCAGGCAGATAGACACGGCTACAGACTTCACTGCCATATGTGCGCGAGTTTACGCTTGTGACGCCACTCTTAAGCGCGGCAGCGTCAGAGTTACGATGTACCGCAGCACGCCTTCAGGCGATGGTCCTCTCATTAAGAAGGTGAAGACAGCGACCCTTGATGCTAGTCAAAGGCACTTTACGTTTCTTGATTTCGGTGAAGATCTCGAGGAGTTCGATAGGGCACCTGTCGTTTATACGACCGGCGGTGTCTTGGATAACAATCAACCCGGTTCGGTCACCGACATCATCGAGCATCGTGGTCGAGTGTTTCTAGCAACACCAACTGAATTTGTGCGGTTCTCTAAACCGTTGCGCCAAGCGTTTGCGCCGGGCTTTCCAGTGCCGGGCTTTGTCATAGATGTTCCTGGTGATTCATCGCAGGTAACCGCCATTGAGTCCAACGTAAACTTTCTATGCATCTTCACTGAGAATGCTGTGATGGCGGTGCAGGGAGACGGTCCAAATGCTATTGGCGCAGGTGCGTTCTCTCAACCAAACGTTATTGGTCAAGGGCAGGGTGCGAAACCTGGCTCTCCGCATCTCTCGCATTCTCTTGGCACCTTCTATGTGTCGGATAGAGGTGTCTACCTTATTCAGCCTAATGCTCAAATTTCGTATGTAGGAGCACCGCTTGAGGATCTGTTTGATTCGTTGACCGTCAAAAGCATCGTCCTTTTTGATCATCTAAATGAGATTAGGTTTTTGTGTGATGACCCAGGTGGCAAGCTTGGCACTTCAGACTCGCACGTCTTCATCTTCAACACGTATTTTAAATTGTGGTATCGGTGGCAAGTTCTCAGCGCAGATGACCCGGTTGATCAAATCAACTACTCTTCGACCGCAGGCGTAGGATCAGCAGACGATACACATTACATCCTCACCAGCAGCGCGATCATACATCAACAATCCAACACTCTCTATCAAGATAACAGTGTGAGTTATGATGTGAAGGTCAATTTAAGACCTATTGCTGTTAATGGTCTGCAGGGGGTTCAGCGCATATACAGAGCAATGGTTCTGTATGACTACAAATCCGACTCAAACACAGCTGTGTCTGTGGCATATGACTACGGAGCAGCCAGCGCAACCTATAGCATCAACCCAGCGCCATCGAGCGAGCCAAACAATATGCGCTTTCATCTGGCAAAACAAAAATGCCGAGCTATCGAAATTGCAATCGTGTTTTCTGCGAGCGGCGAGGGCATGACTCTCAACGGTGTGGCATTAGAGGCTGGCGCGAAGCCAGGTACCTTCAAGCTTCCAACAACCAAGACTATGTCAAAAGTATAGGTGACACATGGTTCAGCCAAACAAAGCAGCGCAACAATTCTTTCAGGCACCTAGGCCGTCTATGCCGCAGAGAGCACCCTCTTCTGGTGTAGACTATGCAAGCGATTTAGCTGAGCAACTTGCGCGTGAGAGCGCTACCGGTCCAGTCGCCCCGATTGCTGCCGTCGAGAGAGGCAAGAAGATACTGCGCTCCGCAGCCGGTGAGGCGATGACAGATGAGCAAAGAAAAAAGGCGGCAGCGTTTCGTGCCCTTGCTAACAGAAACCTTGCTATGAAGAAAATTGATGATGCAGCTGAGCTTGCAGATTACAAAGCAGAGACCGAGCGACGAGTTAGAGCAGGACAAGCAGCCCTACAGGCTGGATCTACTTTAGCGAGCACTGCAGCAGAAATAGCTGCGCAACAGAAAAAGCTTGAAGACGGACTTAAGGAGGCTGCTAAAGAGGGTAGCGACTCTATGCAAAAGTTTCTTGAGGCTAACCCCGATGCACGGTTTGACGCTGATGTTCTTAACGAAGCAGAGTCGCTCATACCAGGCAGGACAGAGGCCCGTGAAGCCCGTGAGGGGCAATTTACCAGCGACGCATTTATACCTGCGTCTGTCATTGCTGATCGACAAAGCATGATGGATGCAGATTTGCGTCGGCGTCAGTTTCTCGAGGAAAACCCTTTTATATCTGCACCGCGTGAAGCGCCGATGCTTGCGTCCGATGTTGCAGGCATGCCCTCAGTTGATTTGCCGTTAAATCTACCGCCAGACACGCGCACTGACATGGAGAGAGACCTCGACTTTTTTGCGCGCGAAGCTGCTCGAGCAGAGCCGCTGGGATTGGATTTTAGGCAGCAGCTTATGGAAGCAAACAATCCTCGGGCTGTCTTCGACGTGATTGATAGCCCAGAGCGACAAGCGGAAGCGTTGGCGATGGGGGCTCCTCGGCAGCCTGTTGAACTAGCAAGGCCTTCTGATGATCCGGGAATTGAGCTCCAGGGCGTTAGGCCTGACATCCCCCTAGATACACAAGTTGTTGATGACGCACTGCGTCCAGTCACAAGCGTGCAGACTGCTCAAGCAATTGATCCAAATCTTGACCTTGGCCTTTCAGTGCAGGAAAGCCCTCGAGCGCAAGAGATGAGGGTGCAAAGACGAAGCCCTGAGCAGCGTCGCGCAAGACAACGCTCCATTGATGAACAGTTGGAACGTTTGGGCATTGGATATGATATGATACAAAATGTCTCACCAGCCGGACGAGAGGCATTGCTCGAAAGCTTTTTAGGCGCTCTTGAGGGAGGTTCATAATGATTGCAGGGATCCAAGCGGCGAAGAAAAAAATTGACGCAGAGAAAAAACGCAGAGATGCCCTTGGTGCGTATGGCCGGAGCGTAGAGGATCGTGGTCGTGCATCTGGCTTAGAGGGCCCAGCCTTGGCGCAATTTACCGGCATGGGGCAAGAGCAGGCGCAGCTCAGGCAGCGACAGCGTCGCAGTGATGCAGCTCAGGCGATTATGGCTCAACAGCAAGAGCTTGCGGGCGCGCAAAGAGGTGTCGCAGCAGCACAGAGAGGGCCGTTTGCCGGTGCAGGCATGCAGGGTGCAGAGCGTGCGATTGGACAAACAGGCGCGGCGGCAGCGGCACAAGCAGCTGAAGCAGATGCAGCACGTATGGGTCAGATTGACCAACAGATGCAGCAGATGCAGTACCAGGGCGAGGTTATGGAGTATCAAAAGCAGCAGCAACAGAAGCAGCTTGAGGAGCAGCGCAAAGGTGCCATGGGCGGCTTGCTAGGTGGCTTAGCTGGTGCTGGACTTGGCGCGCTTGGATTTATGGCCGGTGGTCCGCTGGGTGCAGCGCTCGGCACATCCCTTATGGGTGCTGGTGGTCAGTTCGGTGGTGGGCTTGGTCAAATGATTTCCGATGAGCGCATGAAGTCAAATGTCAAAGACGGGTCAGCAAAAGCGCAGCAGTTCCTCGACGAGATCAGCGCAAAAGAATACGATGTAAACGGTAAGCGGGACTTTGGTGTTATGGCTCAGGACTTACCAGAAGACATGGTCAAAGACATGGGCGGCATCAAAACAATCCCACAGGGCTTTGGTAAGGTGATTGCTGCTCTTGGTCAGATCGATAAGCGACTCAAGAAGATTGAAGAAATGGCGGAGTAAAAAATGGCTGACGGATCATCACAAATGACCGAAGAGCAAATCGCACAGATACTTGAGGAATCGCAGTCTTTGCCTGAGGAACGCGAGCAAGATAACAGAGACGCTGTGAGAAATTTCTTAAGCAATATGTTTACTGCCCCTAGGACAGCTGTCGCGGAGGCTGCTGGTCTAGCCACGCCTGTGGACCCGTCTACACTCGTTTCAGATCCAGAGGTTGAACGTCAGAGAGACTTGCAGAGATTCTTAGGTGGTGAGTTTGGAACAGCTGAGCAAGTGGGTCAGGCCGGAATGGGGATGCGTCTTGCGGAAAATCAAAGAATTGCTGCAAGAAGAGGCCCTGTGCCTCAAGCGCCACAGCCTACCGCTCCTGCTCAAGCACGGGCAGAAGAAGAGACAAAGCCAACAAAGACAGAAGTGGCAGATGCGGTCGGCGGCAAAACAAAGCTGCCACCCGCTCCTGCTCGAGCCAGTATGTCGCTGAGCACGCGGACCGCTCCTAAGACAGAGATTAAAGGCGCGTATGACACTTATCTTGAGGCAAATAAATTAGCAGAGCAGGGCTACAAGGAGGCGCGTGATTACGAGTCTCTTGAGAAGCTGCAGGCAAAGGCAGCTCTTGCCGACGCAAAAGAAAAGCTCGGAGAGGCAGACGACATGCAGGGCAGATTTCGCTTTGACCCTGGTCGAGCCATGCCTACCCTCGGCAGTAAGATTGCAGCAGGTATTGCCATCGCTCTAGGTGCAGCTGCCCAAGGCCTACGTGGAGGCGGTGGCTCAAACATCGGTCTTGATATGATCAATAAGATGATCGACCGAGAAATGCAGACTCAGCAACAGCAGTACAATCAGCTTGGTGACCGGGTTAAAACCGCTAACAATCTTTACGCTCGCAACCTTAAGATTCTAGGCGACGAGAAAGCTGCGGAGTTCAAAACGAAACAAATCATTATTAACGAGGCCAAGTCTAAAATTGATACGCTTCTTAAGAAAGCTGGTCAGGAGCAGCTCAACATGCGTCTGCAAGCTCAGCTTGACCAGCAAATGCGTGCCTTATCCATGAAGGCAAGTGCGTCGATGATGAGTGGCGGCAGAGGTAAGCCAGCCACATTTGAACAAGCTCGAGCGACAAAAGACGACCTTTTCAGAGCAAACTCTGCCCTCGATAACATCAGGCAGGCAAAGTTTTCCATCAGTAATGTTGAAGAACTTGGCCCTGTGTTAGCCAAGCTCGTCAACGAGGAGAACATTTTTGGCGACCTGACCGGGATAAGTGGCTCAAGCTTTAGAACCAAGTTCCTTCGACTTACGAATGCCGCCCTGCAGCAAACCGATGCCGAAGGGCGTCGACCGTTTATCAATGAATTCCTGAATGTTATAGGCACAGAGGTTAGCAGCGATTATGCAAATCTTGACGCCTATCAAAAGATGATTCAGATGCTTGCATTCTCAATGGCATCCGCAGGTCAGTCTTCTTCAAGTATCTCAAACAGAGACGTGCAAATGTTTGTTGATGTATTGGGTGCATCGAGCACCAATCCACGAATCCTGATAGGATATGTTCAACACTTAGAGGAGAAGGCCATGTTTGATAAAGCCATGGCAGAATACCTCATGCTTCCTCAACCAACCCTAGGTGGTCAAACAGGCCTACAGGCAGGCATGCGATACGACGACGCATTGACGCATGTCAGAAGCTTGCCGCAGTATAAAGACTATATGGATGGCGGCAAGTTTGAGACCTCGTTTATCCGACAACTTCAAGACGGCACCTACAAACTGCCAGAACAACTGCGCAAGAGTATGCTATCGGGTTACACAATAGATGGCTGAGATGCTTTACTTTAATGCTGGCGGCAGGTTTATAGCGATCCCTGCCGACGACCAAGAGGCTTTAGATGAGGCCGCAAGGCTTAATCTTGATCCAGTGTCGCAAGAGGAAGGCAATCGTCGTCGTCTGCGTTCGGAGTACAGGGACTCGCCAATCGCTGCTGCCGCTCTTGGTGCCTTTCAGGTTCCAACCATTGGCATGGGTGCTGGCATACTGGAGAAGACTGGCTTCATAGAGCCTGGCACCACAGAGGCAATCGCCAAAGAAAACCCCATCGCGTATTACGGCACTGAAGTAATCGGCAGCTTGTTTGGTCCGATGCTTATTCGCGGAGCAGCTAAAGGCACAAGCTATGCGGGCCGCATCCTAGAGGGTGCAAATGTTGTTGGCGGTAAAACTGCACGCAAGGCTGGTGAAGCTGCAGAAAAGGCTGCCGAAGCGTATCTCAAGATTGCACCAGACAATGCCCTCACTCGAGTTGGCGAGAGGGTTCAGAACCGCATCGCGCAAAACATCATCAAAGAATCCACTGAGAATGCATCTAGACTACAGAGAGCAGCGGGCACTGTTCTTCCGTTGGGGGTCAGAGGAGTTGCAGAGGGCAGTGTGTATGGTGGTGCGTATGGCATCAACGAAGAGCTGATCACCAATCCAGACGCCACTGCTGAGCAGATCTTGTCATCTGCTATTGAGGGCACAGCTGGTGGTGCGTTCATGGGTCCGCTTTTTGCCTTGGGTCTCCCCGCTACGCTCGGAGGCGCGGCGATGACTGGTAAGGCCGCCACAGGTATTGCCAGAAGCATCTATGGCGACATGGTCGAAAAGCATGGAGAGAAGTTTGGTAAAGCTCTCTCATCTATCTTTATCCATGGTGGCGATGAGATCAGAGGCAAATTTCAAAAGCTCTTTGGCAACATCGCAAGTGGTAAACTTTCTCTTGATGAGTACACGCGAGCGGTGGCGGATGTTGAGGGCGTGCGCACCAAGGTGGCGGCCACAGCCGCAAGGCATGACCTAGAGTCACAACTACTAACAGCTCAAGCCCAGGTGAAAAGACAGGAGATACGACTTAGCAAAGGAGACGCAGCAGAGCGTCGTCGAATCGGTAAAGATGAGCAGAAAGACGCAGTTAAGCGATACGACGAGCAGATCAACGCCTTAAAAGCGACCAGAGAAGCGGTTAGAAATGCCACTCGCGAGCAGGCTGTTGAGATTGCAGGTCGGAGGCTTGAGACCGAGGAGGCTCGCGTTGAGTTTTTGACTCAAGTTGAAGACGACATACAGCGGATCCAGACCGAGAGAAGCAGGGCCGCCTCTGGCGCAGCCACCACTCTTGCAGAGCTAAAGGCATACAAAGCGCGCACGAAAGCACTAGCCCCTGTTCTATCTGCAGAATTTAAGGAAAAAGCTCGAGACAAAAAGAAGTCTTTTGCAGATGCCCGTATTTCGGTCGATGAGTTCTACAGTAAGTACATCGATGATCTCGCTGCGCAGATCGATGCGAAGAACATTGAAATTCAAGCTGTGGTGCAAGAGGGTGTTCGAGCAAAAGCCGGCGTAGAGACGCGGCTGCGCAAAGAGCTAGCCGAACTAGAAAGCGATGCTGTCGATGCAAAGATGGCACATGACTTTGAGATTGTAGACATTGGGCTAGACCAGGCAAAGTTCGATAAGCTTTCGAAGCGCGAGATTGACGGCTACGTTGACGAGATCGACAGAGTCATTTCTGAAAACAAAGGCAATCGCGCTATGGTTGAGGCTGCAGCAGAGCGATTAGCTGACATTGAGTTTCTGGCCATGCAGAAGCAGGCTGAAGATTTAAGCAAGGCACAGAGAGAGCTGAAAACAATAGCTAATCAGCTCAGATCATCAAACCAAGAAGAAGCCAACATCATTAAACGACTTAAGGGATTGGTCTCAAAAGAGGAAAAGTCAGCAAAGGCCGAGTTTGACGCCACGGTAGCCAACATTACGTCGCTCACTCAGCAGATCTCCAAAGCCCTGCAGCTGCCTAAGCTTGACCAGAAGCTTGCATCATCTCTGTTCTTCACGCCAAAAGATATAGACGGCAACTTCTTTGCCCGCAGCATTAGAGACGCATTTTTGGAAAAAGGCGTCGGCGCAGATACCCATGGCAACGAAATCGTGAAGGCTTTGACCGACGTTAAAGAAGCTATCAAACAATACGAAAAGCAATTAACCATCCTTGTTGATGACACTGGCTTTACCCCAATGTTCAAATCTCAATTTGACAAGTTAGTTGGTCAAGCAGAGGCATTCCGAACGCAAGGGGAATTCTCCCTGGATCAAAACCTAGCCAGACTACGCAACATGGTGGATGATTCTGCTCCTGGTGGTAAAGCGGTCATAGCCGGTCAAACTTCTCAAAAACAAGCAGCAGCCAATCAGAAAGCCATAGCTGATCAAGCGACCGGTGTATTCTTGCAGATGTCTCGTATGCTGAGCGAATTCGACACAGCATTTCGCTCACTTGGCGATATCCGCAACACCGCCATATCTTCAGCGGTTGAAGCCAAATCAGGTATTCGCGACGCTCTTAAAAATTTCATGGGCGCAGGTGATCAAATCTCAAGAGTAGCAGAGCTTGAGAACTACCGCAGAAAGCTGACCAACTTAGTTAAGTACAACAAGGGCAACCTTAAGAATCCGACTGTTAGTGATGCAGAGGAGTATCTTAAGCTTGCAACCGACCTACAGAACGCCGCAGATGACATCTTTACTCCAATGCGCCAAGCCTTCAATGCAGCTCAGCTGGCAGAGACCAAGCCATTCAAGGACGCCGCACAGTTCGACAAGCTGTCTAAATCTTTGACTGACCAAACAGTTAATTTGACAAATCAAATCGAGATGATGAGCAACTTCCGGCAGGTGCTCGATGAGTTCGCTCACTTCATGCGTTACGACTTCGTGGTTGGCGATAAGCTCTTCGATCAAATTGAAAGCATCACCAAAGTACGCAAATCAGATGTAATTAAAAACCTTGCAAATAATCTTAAGGAGCAAGTAGCTCAAGGCAGAAGCCTAGACGAAGCCTTCCGCATGAAGCAGCTCGAGATTGCAGAAGGTAAGGACGCCGCGTTGGCTAGAGCGCAAGCAAGCGCTCAGGATAAGAAGCAGCTTAAAGACTTATCGAAGAAGATTGAGGCAAACTTCACCAAGTTTATGGAGAGTGCCAAAGCTAATCTAGCCAGCGAAAAAGAATTTAATGCAGAGATCTTGGTCGAATTTGCTCAGAGGCGCGCGGACGCGCAAGACGACTTTCAAACTGCGCTCGATAGCATTCGTCAGATGGCAGCTAGGTCAAAGGATTTCTCCAGACAAGAGCAGAGTTTAATCGCTGAGTTTGTTCGTGGATATCGCAACGCTGAGTTGGCGGCGATTGCGACCCTGCGCGACAGCATTAAGAAGACGAAGAAGCTCAACAGAAACGCCGTTGAGTACATTAACCGCATTCGCACGGATCAGCTCAGCGACCTCACCCTGCAAGAGGTAAGACTCAAAGACAACCTCAACAGTCTAGAGCGCCGAATTGACGAGGAAATCGGCTCCGTCAAGCTAGAGCTACAGGAGCAGGCTGATGGATTCAGGACCCAGCTAGCAGATATCGCCAGACAAAAACGAGAAAACCAGGTAAGACACCGCAGAGACCTACAGGATCTCAAGCGCGAAAGCATTGACTCTAAACGAGCAGAGGCTAAGCGCTTGACTGAAATTGATGAGGACTTTGGCAATACTAAGTCTCAACTCCTCAAAGAGCTTGAAGAAATTGAGTATCGGACTAGAGAAGATGTTGATCCTTACCTGCGCAAGATTGATGACCTGCAGGCCGAGGTTCAAGATATCGAGAAGCGCAAACTAAGCGTCAAAGAGGCGAAGGCTCGAGAACTGGACGAGCTCTCAAAAACTCACGTCGATCAAGATGTCCGTGACTTATTAGCATACCGCCAGCGCGACCGCTTTGGCTCAGTGGCAAATGCCTTTGGCCTTGAAGCCATCACTAACGCCGTCGGTAGCCTAATCCCAACTCCTGTGGCTGTCGGTCTCTACGCCTCCTTTAAGCTCATGGACAACCCTCGAGACATTCTGCGCATTGCCGCCGGTGTCTATGGTGCAGGGAAGTTTACTCGTGAGTTCATCGATAATCGCGCAAACAACATGATCAAAACCATTCAGGGCGCAAAACCTGAGGAGTTTGCTGGTAGACGTTCTGTCCTGGCGCGTGCAATGGGGCTGACCTTGCGTGGCATGAACAACCCAGACGACACCATGTCTGATGAGGAATACAACCAAGCTCTTACACAGGTAGAGGACCAGGCAGGTGATCAGGATGGGCTAGCAAAGACCATGCTTCGCGCGCAGGGCAAATTCAATCAAGTCGAAAAAATGAGAATGCCTATGGATCAGACTGTGGCTCGAGCTTATAGCCTGCTCAACAGCATCATACCACCTCAGCCAGAGGATACGCCCTTTGGAGCTGTGGAGTTTGTACCAACGCCCGAAGATAAAGAGCGGATGCGAGACGCACTCTTTGTCATCAATGATCCGATCGGTACGTTCTTCTACCTAGCGTCCCGCAACAAGCTGACGCCTCAAATCATGCAGATGATGTCACAGGTTTATCCGCAACTCACAGCGGAAACATTAGATGCGGCGATTGAGAGCTTTCAGCAAGAGGGCGTCAAAGCACCATACAGCATTCAAGTAATGTTCTCACTGGCGACCAAATCGCCAATGAATACAAGCATGAATCCGCAAATCATTGGTGCGCTTCAACAAAACATTTCACAACCGCCCGCTGGCCAAGAGCAGCCTGGTGGGGTTAACATGACACAGGGGGGAGTTGGTCAGCTACGTAAGTCAGCGGCAGCCTTCGAAACCCCAATGCAAGCGTTACAGGAGGCCTGACATGGCACTAACAGTTACAGGTAAATCAACTCATGTAGGCCAGATTGTTAAGGTCCTGGATTCAGAGTCCGGCGACACCTCAATTACCGGTCCTGAATTCGAGCTTTTTCATAAGAAGGAGCTAACCGTTGCTGTCTTCAACAAGGGCAGCGCAGCGATTAGTGACATCAAGCTTATGAGAATTTTGCACGATGGCACTGCATCACAGGAGAGCATCTCGTCCTCATCGGTGACGACTGGTAATGGCGTGACGTTTGCCGTCAGTTACAACATTCCGAAGTTTCGCATTGATTACACAAAAGCGGGCGGCTCTACCGGTCAGGTCTTTATCGAAGTCGAAGGAGGCTACTGATGACACAGACAGTTGTACACGTACCCGCCAGCGAGGGCGGTGGCGCATTCGACCCGACTGATATCACGATTGCCGACAACACAAGCCCGGCGTTTTTGGTTCAAGATAGCTCCACCGAGTATATGAGAATCGATACGACAACGGGCAATAGCAGAATTCAAATTGACACAGGGATCGCAAACCAAGCATTCTCAATGAAAGAAACCCGTGAGATTCAATTAAGATGCGGCGCAAATAACCAGTTTTTATTTTCTGGCGACAACACAATTGACGCTTACGCTCACACATTCAATCACCGGCAGTTTTCCGGGGGTAAGTTTACATCGCTCGATGCGGGCGGCTCTGAAATTCTGCGAATTGACGAAGACTCGACTACTACTTTTACGTTAGACGATGGCAGTGGTGCGACTTTCACCATCACTGACGATGCAAGCCCCACCCCTAGACTACATCTAAGATGCACCGAATCAGCGCTGACGAAGCCAAATATTGAGGTTAATGGTTTAAAAGTTTTTAGTGGCGGTCAGCTTTCGTTTGATTCATCCACCTTTGGGAGTGTTTTTCAGGGTGGTATTATGCAAGAGCGTAGCAACGTTTCATTGGGCGCGACCACCGCGACGCGATTGATTGATGCTGGCGTCGTCAACATGGAGAATTACGCGCAAGTCCTGACCGCTACACCGTCGACTACAAGTCAAGTATTCACACTTGATTTCAACGACACAGGAACCGCCTTGAATAATCTTCCTGTTGCTTTGTACAAGTTCGTCTTGAAAAACGCGGGTAGTCAATCTTGCACATTTACTGCCGGATCAACCATGGCAGGCGGTGGTCGGGTTAAGGGTGTAGACATCTCCGGCCAGTCAATCGGTGTATTGGATTCAAGCTCCGGCACCATTACCGCAGCAGCAGGTGAGACTATTTATGTTGAAGTCACTAACCACGTTTCTGATTCGGCTGGTGGCGATGCAAATCGGTTCATCATCGCTAAAACTATCTGCAAAATCTAACCAGGGAACAAATTATGTCATCTCATTCTTGCACAATTGTATCTTTCCAAGCGAACTTCAGTGGGGCGTATTCTGAGGGCGGATTTACTGTTTCTCAAAACGAAATCCGAGCAAGGTACGTTTCCAATGCCGATAGCCGATTCGGTGGTGGCGCTAGCCTCCAGTTGCCCAAACTTGACGAAGAGGGCAATGTAGTTGTCGCGCAAGTTCAACTCACGGCAGAGCAGGTAACAGCGATTCAAAACGTGCTTGAATCCGCTATGCAATCCACACAATACGAAGGTTGCGACTTCGGCGTAGCCCCGCCAGCACCGAGTGAGTAAGTGACGCGATGGAGGTGATCGACCAGGCTACGTTGGCGGCGTTGCTTGCCTCCGCCGTGGTGCTCGTAAACAAGGTCTCTGCTTACGTTGATCGACTCGCCGCCAAGAAAAATGGGGGTGATGTATATAGCAACGTGAAGGACGCACGGTGTCAGATCGAGGAGATTGAAAAGCGAGTAACTATCATCGAGTCTAAAGTCGAGATCATGGGGGACACCATGGGAGCGATGAGCGACAAGGTGGATCGCTTCCATCGAGATATGATGGAGTTTCGCGAAGAGAGCCGTATCAATGCGGCGTCAATTCGTTCGTACCTGCAAGGTAAGAAAGAGGGGGAGACAAATGGTTAAGGGATCCACTAATGGGAAAGCCAGCTCGGAGTATGTGCTAGCACTGGTCGGAATGATTGGCGGTATGGTGATTGCGAGTATTGAAGGCTTTCAAGGTGAATCATCGTGGCTAACGCTTGCAGGCACGCTTCTGAGCGCTATTTGCGGTGCTAGCTATACCGCAAGTCGGGCGAAGGTAAAGGCGGCCCTTGCAGGGGCTCAGGCGGTTGCTGAAGCGGGAAAGCAGCAAGCCAGCTCACAGGACAAGTAAGCCGTGCGCTGGCGCTCGTACCGAAAAGCAATGGCGGGCGCATCGACCTTGGGCTCGCTGCTAGCCCTGCTGGGCTCCGGGGTACTCTGGATGCTGCTGCACGAGTTAATGACGCCGTCGAACTCATCGCGCAGGGGCACATCGCAAACTCAAAGGACTGGGCCGCTTTGGCCGGAGTAAGAGTGAGGTGGTGACATGGCAAAGAAAGGCAGCATGAAAGGCCACACGATCAAAGGTGGCCACAAGCGTCCGACCAAAGCCGGTGCGGGCATGACCAAGAAGGGCATTGCCAAGTATCGTCGTGACAACCCTGGTAGCAAGCTTAAGGGTGCGGTGACTGGTAAGGTTAAGAAAGGCTCGAAGGCTGCTAAGCGCCGCAAGTCGTATTGCGCTCGCAGTGCTGGCCAGATGAAGAAATTTCCCAAAGCCGCAAAGAATCCCAATTCGAGACTGCGTCAAGCACGTCGACGGTGGAAGTGCTGATGAAGTTAACGCCACACTTTTCTTGGAATGAGATGACCACTACCAGCCATAGCGACTTACGAGATGTGAATCGTGAAGAGGCAAAGGATTATGCCTGTGCCATTTACCTGACTGCGTGCATGATGGAAACGGTACGAGCTATCATCGGCAGACCCATCAGGGTGACCAGCGGGTTTCGCTCGCAACCGCTTAACTCGCGGGTCAAAGGTTCTATAAAGTCGCAGCACTGCAAGGGCGAGGCATGTGATTGGCAGCCTATCGGAGGCAGTTTAGAGGAAGCCTTTGAAAAACTTGTCAAAGAGGTTCGCGAGAAGCGGCTTAACGTAGGGCAACTACTGCTTGAGCGTGGTTGGATTCACATCAGCCTTGGGCACCCCACCGCCAGACCAGAGAGTCGACAAAATGAAATTGGGCACCAGGAGCCCGACGGTAGGGTGGTGATTGACGAAAGGATTGAATGATGGCTGCAAAGAAGAAACCAGCGAAGAAGGGCGGCGGCGCGGATGCTACACTACGAAGCAAGGCGGCAAAGTCTGGCATCTCTTATTCCACACTGAAGAAGGTTCATAATCGGGGCAAGGCGGCGTATCTCTCATCGGGCAGCCGAAATGTGCCGATGGCTGCATGGGCCATGGGGCGAGTCAACAGTTTTATACGTGGGTCTCGAAAGCATGACACAGATCTAAGAAGGGGAGGCAAAAGTGCGAAGAAAAAAACCACCAAAAAAAGGTAAGCGTACGCAGCCTTACTCTCACGGCGTCCCAAAGAAATACACCGCAGGTAGTAAGAATCCCAAAGCAAAAGCCGCAGAGATTAAACGAACAGCCAAGGCATACAAAGCCGGCAAGAAGATTGACATCAAAGCTGTTGAGCGCTCTCGGGTAGCTCAAGGCAAAAGGAAGAAGAAATGAAGAAGAAGCCTAAGAAAATGCCACCTGAGCTATTGGCAAAGTTTAAGAAGAAGGCCACCAAGAAGGTGGCTCCCAAAAAGAAGGGCCCTAAGATGTCTCGATCTCAGGCTCTGGCAAAGGCTCGCAAAACTCAGAAGAAGTAGACTGCGCTTCGTAGAACCAGGCGTCTGTTAGATTGTAATTCTCGTTAGTGTTTGAGAAATACTTTTGCTTACAGACAATCCAATCCGGCGGCTCAGTGATTTTCGTCATAGACGGATCCGACCATAGCACCCGATTGTTAGGTTGCACCGCTATCTGCCCGTTTTCTAAGAGGATTATGTTGTGCGTCTTATGCTCTTCTGGCTGAGATGCACATGACGTTGGCACTTCTCCAAGCACGTCAAACTGATCAATGGTCGTCAAATATTGGCCCGGTACCATCTTCTTGCCGATGCGCACGTAGCAGTCCATATGCCTCAGGGACGCTTTCGATATCTGTGTAATCCACCAAGTATCGATGTCCCATACTGCAAGCTCATGTTGCTCATACTCAATCTCTGCATCCTCACGAGTGACGAACGCCTCAATCGGCAACTTGTCGAACATTGAGCCGTTGTCGAGCAGCGTCTCAAACAGCAGGGCCTCATGCTTGTTCGCCCGGATTGATATCCAGTTACCACCAATAAGCTCACCGTGTCCCCTCTCAAAATTGTATAGAAACTCCTTGCGAACCCAGACCCGCAACAAGGGCGCGTCGCACACACCAAATGCCATAGTTAACTCCGTTTTCCCTCTCTGTAGCGTAAGCGCCACAAGTATTCTTTCAAGCACTCCAACCGGTCTGGATCGGTGCACTCATCAATCCAGCGCAGCGCCAACCTAATCTGAGCGGCTAGATTCTTTTTCTTCTCCCGAGCGTAGTACCCCCTCGGCTTTTCTCCCCTTTTCATTGTCCCTCCATTTGCGTCGCAGCCGATCCTCAACCTGGCGCACTGACCAGAACTCGAGCGCGGCAACCCCTATTGCCGCAACGACCCCGACCCCCAACAACCAAAACATTACACTTCCTCCATCCAGGATTCGACAGGCACGCCATAAAGCTCCTCCAGCCTCACAGCCCACCGCAGCATCGGCACCCGTTTGGTGACCCAATGATGCACGTTTGTGTGGTTCACTCCTAGAGCCAAGCCCACATCCCTAAAAGTTAATTTGTGCTCTGCCATGGCTTCCTGCAGCATCCGGCCACCCTTCGTCATAGGTTTCACTGTGTAATCATTCCTGTTCATCACAAATCTCCTCGAGCCACTCGATAGCTGCATCCGCGCCTTTGCACACCTGAACCTTCCATCCGCATCCCTCGAGCGTATCTAGCCATGCGCGCTGCTCATCGCTCACACGCCCTCCCTTTTGCCTCTTGAGCTCGATTGCTGCCTGCACAGGCCAGAACAAAAGTAGGTCAGGAAATCCACGCTGAAGCCCACTGGCGCGCAGCCTCGCTCCCTCTATGGCGCTAGACCGACTGCCCCCATTGGGGATGGCGCAAAAGGTCCAGCCCTTCCTGCGCATGTACCCTACGAGCTTTACCTGCTCCTGATGCTCAGTCGGCATCGCATCGGGGTCTTTCTTTTTCTTCTCCCTCTTTGGTTTGAACTTTCCACTGCTAACGCGCTCATCAAACTTTCGCATTGCGTTCATTACCCGTTGCTTGTGATCATCTGACATATTAACCTCTCCTTAAGAGATTCAATCTCTCCTGTGAGTTGTGGTGGCGGGGTGACCCGCCCCATTCACTTCCTTAATTCACAGCGCCAAACTGACGCATGTATCTTCTCTACTTCTCTGGGATCATCACCCGGCTTTGAGCCAAGTGGTGGGTTGCAGTACATGACGTTGACCGCCTGCAGGATTGTAAGGCTCTCATGCTGATCCTTACCTGCCCGAATCAATTTCCCGCAGATGCGCGCAAGCTCATCATTGCGAGAGCCGTCACCAATCGGTGCTAGAGACTCGATGAACAAGTTGTTGTTGTCTTTGTTCCTGCGGTTGGGTTTAGCCGTGACACGCACCGTCTGACGAAGTTCATTGAGAATGAACCCCGGTATCGGTGCCAGCTTTATCTCCCAGGGAGCACGCCCGCCGAGCCACCGATAGTCGCCCTTGTCTGACAACGACGGAGGGGCAACGACGTAGCCATTGGTTCCCCTGAAGTCGAGACCGAGACGACCCCACATCTTCACTGCATTGCGCAGCTTTTCATCCGGCATCTTAAAGTAGAAGTGTCTACCACCACCACCCGTCCGAGCGGTCCAGGTGGGAGGAAGCTCACCATACTTTGTTTTCATCCATTTGAAGCTTGAGTCACCGCCCTTGTCCAAATCGACGTCCAGCGCACAAACGATGTGACCAGTCGCCACACCTATGTTTGAGTTTGGATTCTCAGTGAACCACCGGCGCACGACGTCCAGATCATTACTCGCTTCGTGTACGCCCTTATGCAAACGTGGATGCTTACCTGGGCTGCCACAGTCAAACCGACCACATGCACACTGACCATCAAATTCGAAGAGGGGCAGAACCCTGAGCCCCGCTTTCGCGAAGCGCAGGGCCGCCCGAGCCTTAGTCGATAATGAAGGCATCTTCGACCTCACCATCGACAGTAATGCCTAGCGCCTTGAAGGGGTCTTCTCCCTTCGTGATGCGGGCACCTAGTTGGGCTAAGCTATCAAGCTGCTGGTCGGAAAGCTTTGTAAGCTCGCAATCAAAGTGCGCCTCAAGGTGGTCTTTGGTGACCTCATACTTCGTGAAGAACTTGAGCATGCGGTCTAGCCGCTCCTTCTTTGTGCTCTCCTTTGGCTTTGCCTTGGGCTTTGACTTTGGTTTGATCTGAGCATCCTGCAGCTCACGATACGGGTCCTCAATCGGCATTCGTGCCCACAACTCGCCCGCAAGACCAAAGGCGTCAGCTGCAGACGATGCCATCGCGCGACGATGAGTGTCCGTCAGAAGACGTGCATCAACGTGATCAAATGGCACAGGCCTATTCTTATTGTCCATCACAGCGTGAATGAACTCAGGCAGTTTAAAACCCGATGGTTTGTGGAACCATTGAGCCAAAACGTACGCTGTACCGTCTGGGGCCTTGTGCAGGAAGTTAGGCTGCTCCTCAGCCTGCAAAGGTAAGAGCCGAAAATCCCAGCCGGGTGCATGCTCCTTCACGTACTTCTTTACCAAAATCCAAGGCATGTAGTCCACGCCACCGTACTTGTGACTGATGTCCTCAGCTTTGATGACGCCCCATAAGTTAGGCACCTCAACCACTGGTTCTGCTCGCATCATTGTCCACTCTTTGTTCTCTTCTGTCATTTTGCACCTGCTTTCACGTTTAAGCGGAGAGTCCTTGTTTCTGCATTCTTAGCAAACTTGTGTGTCACTTTTGTTTTCTCGCCGGGTCGGTAAAGCTCCTCGTGCTCATCCATGGCGGCGCGCAACTCATTACCGATCCGCCTCTCCTCATCCTTCAGCCGCTTCAGCTCTTGCTTCACGCTGTCCAGCTCAAGGGCCAACGAGTACTCATCGTCTGAGAACTCACGCTTTGCCTTTTCCTTTGCCTCAACGCGGGCCCAGTGCTGTCTGCAGCCTTCAGTCTCATCAACCGGCGGTGGCTCGTTGCCTTGCAGGTTGGTCACCCAGAAGTCGAACATGGCCTTGCTGATCTCTTCAATGCGCTCCTCGTCGCGCTCTATCTTATACCAGCAGATGTCCTGCCCAGGATGAAACCAGACTCCGAGGAAGCAGACCTTTGCGCCCGTCACCTTGAGATGCCACTGGCACTGATCGTACTCCTGTGGCTGGCACTGGTCCGTCATCTCCTTACCGTACAGGTCATCATCGCTCCACCACCGTGTCTTATATTCAAACACCACATCAGGATTGCCCTCTAAAAGGCCGTCTGGTGTGGTTCTGGCAGTGTACATAAATTGGTCTTCATAGAACGTTTTGCCCTCAGTCACCTTCTCATCTTGCGACAGCCCGAGCTTCTCGAGCACTTGCTGTGTCCTAATTCGAAACGGGTGCTCGCAGATATTGCCCCAATGCATTGGCATTGTGACCTTCTTCTCGATGCGCCCTGGGTGACGCTTACGCTCAAAGACATCGTGGGGGCCGCCATACGTCGCGGTGCCCATGACTTGTGGGACGTCGTAACTGCCCGCGCAGTACATACGAAGATGCGGATCATCCTCATCGAACTTCTCGTTTTCTCCGTCCCAATTGATTACTGATACTTGTTTCATTGCTCTCTCTCCTGTTGTGAGTTAGG